CAACGACCCCCACCATGTCAAGATGGCAGTGAGTCATGCCTAACCTATTGAAACGCAAGGAAAAAGGGCGATCCCCCGGCGTCTAAAAACTCGACAAAAGTACACGAAAAATCAATAACTTACACACTGTATTTTCCTACAGTAGTCGCCGAAGTCGGGCTGTTCTCTATATTCAACACCCCGCTTTCATGGCATCAGCCTGGCCCGGCAAGAGCTGTACGCCGCGCTCAGCGTCTCGATCTCGGTCAGGGCTGCGCTAAGGCGTCGAGTATTTTCTGCCGGTAGTACCCCGTCGGTCGCGCCGGTGTCTCCTGCACGATCTTCGGCGCTGGCGGCTGCGTCACCTGCGGTGCCTCTACTACAACCCCCGGCCTGGGCGACGATACGCACCCGGACAGGGCGATCACGCAGCTCGCCAGCAAGGCGCTCAATTTCAGCTTTCGCATCCGCATCCTTCCTCTCTTGATCTTCGGCGGCCTTATCGAGTGCCGCCTGCTTCATGTCACGTTGCGCAGTCAGCTCGGCCAGCTTCCTCTCGGCCTGCTGGTTCTGCTGCTCCACCTGGCCAGCCAGCTCGCCGTACTCGCGCAGCATTGAGGCTCGCCCCGCCACAAACCCCATGCCAGCCAGTAGCGCCAAGGCGGCTACGGCAAGCAGGGCGTCCACGATCCTCTCCTTCATACCCTTCACTCCTGGGCGGCGATACACTTGGCATGCCGCTCCTGTTGGCGCGTCCACACGCCCCGGCAGCCTTTCGGCCCCCAGTTCTGCGGCAGCTTGCAGTCGCGCCCGGCCTGGAACCGCCATTTCAGCAGGGCATCACAAGCCGCCCGATATTCGCCGGCCTGCAGGTGGCGACGCATGGATGACTGCCGCCAGTTGCCGATGCCGTACTGCCCGGTGAAGTCCAGATACAGGTCGTACTCGGTCTGGAACAACTTGACGCCAGGGATCGAGGCCCGAAAAAGCTGCTCGTCCTTCGCCATAAGGTTGCGAGCCAGTTGCTCGGCACGCTCGCGGGTGATCGGTGGGTCGGTGAGCTTCACCGGCGTACCGTCTTCGTAGCGGGTTGAGCCGTGCCCGATAGTCGGCACGTCTCCTGCGGTCGGAATGTACGGTGTCGGGCTATAGCCCTCGCTGGCCTGCCAGGCGGCAAAGCCCGCCAAGCTGATCGCCAGCGCCGCAACCAGCGTCCGCTGCCGGCTCATACGTCACAACGCCCGCGCAAGGCTTCAATGCGTGCCAGGCTCTCGGCCTGTTCACGCTTGTCCCGCCTGTGCTGGAAGTACAAATTGACGCCAAAGCCAGCCAGAGCAATCGCAACGCCAGCCCAGCCGATCCAGTTCACTGACATCAGCCAGCCGGTGAGGCCGGCTGCCGCGCCCACTTGAGTGACCTTGTTGGCGACCGCTGCGCCGACTACCTCATTTGCAATTCCAGCCTTGTCCGACATGCGGCCACCCTTCCCATAGATTCTTGGGCGCTATGCCCTGGTCAATGGCGTGGAGTCTTGACCGCCCGGCTTGGGCGGCCAAGCTCTACAGGGGTTGATGCAGGTCAGTAAGCGATAGCGCTTCAGCAGGCAAGCGACTACCCTGCCGTTCTCGCACATGGAGAACGGCATGAATCGCTATCTATATGGAATTATTCTTGTCGCCGCCTGCGGTACTTCCCAAGCTGGCAACTACGCCACCTGCCTGCTAGAGAAGTTGCCCGGAGTTCGCAACCAGCAGGCTGCAGTTGCGGCGCTGCGGCTTTGTGGAGCTGAGCACCCAGGCGGCTGGGACAGTGTTGAGCAGGGCTCGGGGCGCGGCCTGTTCGCCGACTACGACTCAGGCGATGAATGCACGCTTGATATGGCCAAGGAAACCACCGACCAACAGGCCGGCTTTCTGATTGGCAGGTCGTGCCGGCTGCTCTATGACCCGGACCGGGAGAAAGGCGACATAACCCCTCCAAGCCAAATCGACAAATTCCTTGATTCGCCTTCGGCTGCGCCGGCCACAGCAAGCGCTGTACAGCCGCAGCCCGCAGCGCCACCCACTCGCCAGCCTGCATTAAGCGCAGAGGATGTTCACTACCAGAAAATATACGCCGCCCACCCTGACGCTGATGCTGTTTTCGATGGCCCGGCCTTTAAATCATGGCTATCTGAAAACTCAGACAGGCAGCGCATCATTGATAGCGGAACAACTGACGAAATTATAGGGCTGTTCAATGCGTATAAAGCCCAGCAAGCGACTCAGCGCACAACCCCGGTGCCCGCAGCTACGCGCCCACGCAACCCATACCCTGATTGCGTTATACGCCAGACCATGACCGACGCTGACTATGCGGCCTGCGGCATCACGCCACCAAGCCAATAACCCCTCATGTGCGGTGTACATTACGCCTATCGTGAAAGCGCAAGCAGAACGCAGCCAAATACCAGCACCGCAATCCAGGCGAAGTTGAAGTTCGCCTCATCTGAATATTGCGGCCACCACCGCTTGAATACCCGATAGAGAACGTAGGTCAGCACGCCCAACGCGCCAAGGAAGGCAAAACCACCCAGTCCGACATCGCCAGCGCCATCCTCCACGTAGACCATGGTTCCGAATCGGTTCATTTCATACGCGGCCAGCGCGCGCCCCGAAAACCATGCTAATACCAGCCCGATCAGCGCCTTCATTGCGACTCCATGCGATTTGGTCAAGCTCGGATAGTCGCACACTCAAGGAACTTGATCCCACAATGACGTTACGCCGTTGACGCCTGATGATTCCGGCGCTACCTTTCCCCTGCCGCTGCCATTTCAGCGGTCGGGCTTGGTAACCCGGAATGATCGTAGGCGCACGCGCCGTAAGGCGTTTTTTTTGTGCCCGCTTTATGGCGGGCCGTGCGTGGGAGGGCTTCGGCCCTGCCGGGTTCCTACGTCCCCGGTTTACCAACCCGCGCACGGTTCGCCTCCCTCTCGCTTGGTAACGAAGGTGGCGAACCCTAACCGACTAGGGTGATGCCATGAATACTGCTCAAGTAATTCCGTTCCAGTTCGATACTCGCGAAGTCCGCACCATGCTGATTGATGATCAGCCGTGGTTCGTGGCGGCCGATGTTTCCTGCGCCTTGGAGTACCGAATTGCCGGTGACATGACGCGCAATCTCGACGATGACGAGAAGGGTACGCAGATTGTGCGTACCCCTGGCGGCGACCAAGAAATGCTGGTCATCAACGAGTCCGGCCTTTACTCAGCGATCCTGCGCAGCCGCAAGGCCGAAGCCAAGCGCTTCAAGAAGTGGGTCACTGCCGAAGTCCTCCCCGCCATCCGCAAAACCGGCCGCTACGAATCACCGAAGCCGGCCACCCTCACCCCCGCCCAGCAGCGCCACATCCAGAACCGCGTCCGCGAACTGGCCGGCGCGCCGGGCAACAGCTTCGCTGCCGTCTACCGCTCAATCAAGGATCAGTTCAAGGTTGGCACCTACAAAGACATTCCGGCTGACAGCTACCCGGCCCTGTGCCAGTTCCTGCTGTGCAAGCCGCTGGAAGGCGAATGGCTGGAAGCGGAACAACCCAAGCCCCTTGAACTGCACTACCCCGTCAGTTGGCTGCCCGAGCACAATCCGCACCTGCGCGGTTATTCCTATGAGCGCAGCGCTGACCCGAGCCTCCACCTCAACACCTCCAGCCTGTGTGGCATGGACGCCCGCTCGCCCAGCCTGGCGCTGATCGGCGAACTGACCCGTGCCGGGTATGACGTGGAAGCCTGCCGCGTCGAATTGCTCGCCATGCGCCACCAGCTTGAGCGTTACAGCGACCTGTGCCGCAACCTGGCCACCCTGGCCGACCGCCATCAGCACGGCGGCATCGTCTTTAAGCTCACCGGCCAAGCCCAAGCGATCCGCTAACCCCAACGCGCGCCGGGCAGCTGCTTCTGCTGCCCGGCCATCCATGGCCTAGCTACTCTGGATTGGCAAAGCGCCCCGCCTCGCGCGCGTCCGCCCGGTTACGCGGCAGGTAAACGCCGCTCTCCGCTTGCGCGATTCTGCGGCGCCGCGCCTGCACGCTTTGCATCAGGTGGTTCGCCTGAATGCGCCGGCTGGGGTTCTTCTGGTTGAAAGCGGCAATCGCCTCCCTTGCCTCTGCCATGCCCTCCTGATCACCCTCCATGGCGGCTCGCGCAAACTGTGTCATCAGCTCGGAGCGCCGGTTGCTCAAACGCCGATCCGCGTCAAAGATCGCCGACTTACCCTCAAAAGACAGGCGTACCTCAGAGGGCGAGAAGCCAACAAGCTGACTGGCAATGCCAGCTATGCCCACCTCATCGCGCACCACTACACCTGAGCGATCAACCACGCCTTCGTCGGCATAGCGCAGGGACTTGAGCGGGTTGCGCAGCGCCACTGGCAGCATGCTTTCCAAGCCCATCGCATAACGGCCTTCGGCAATGTGATTGGCCCCTACAGCGGCATTGGTGAAGATGCCGGCCACCGGGCCGAGCATGGCCGAAGTCCACGCTTCAGCCAGCTTCTTGCCCTCCAGCCCCTCCTGCACATCCGGCAGCAGCAGGTTGTTCAGCGCCACCCGCCCCGAGATATCAGCCGGGCCAAGGCGAGATAGGCCGCGCGCGATGACTTCCGATGCCTTCGGCCCAAGCGCGTCGGCCAGCAGGTTGCGCAGCGCCACCTCGGCATCCCATGGCTCATCGTCGTCACCGCCTACCGCAGATGCCAGCGCCAACAGCGGGCCTACGAGCGGCAGGCCGAGCACACCAGCGGCGGCCGCATGCAGCGCCAGGATGGCGCCAATAGTCTTGCGCGCCTCCTTGCGCACCGCTGGCGATTCGCCGGCAAAGGCCTGGTAGGTATTGCGCGTCAGCGTGTAGATCATGTTCTGCGCGTACTGTTTGAACAGCAGCACCACCTTGGCCACATTACCCTGCATCAGGCGCGGCCGGTTGCTGGCCGAATAGTCAAAGTGCCCGTCGTAGGTGGCCTTCTTGGCCTGCTCATAGGCGGCGGTCGTGCTGGCCCCGGCTTCGCGGGCCAGGCGGTACGAGGCGACGAAGGTTACTTGCCGGTTGAATACTTCAGCCTGGTGGAACATGTAGCTGGCCATGCGCATGACCGGGCGGATCTTCCACATCACCTTGGAGTCTTCGCCCTGAGCGATGCCGGCCAGCGCTTTTACGTGCAGTGCGCCACCCTGGCCGATGCCGCGCAGCGCGC